TAACAAATATAATGTTTTACCTCTGTTTGAGTATCTGGAATAAATAAAAAAGGACGGATATTTGAATTACTTCCAAAATATCTATCCCATTCTCCAATAGGTTCATATTCCTTGGTATCTTCATTCCATTCCCAGTTAATATTACCATCTTCATCGAAAAGTTCAGATTCTAATGATTTCTCGTTAAGTGCATATAAAAGACATGGATTAAGCATAAGTGCTTTCTCAATCTTTTTCTTATACTGAATATTTTCATCATCAGGAGTTGTCTTATACGCACGAAGTTTGTTTAACAAATCATTCTTTGTAACCAATTTTTCTGCCATACAATACCTCCTATTCAGTTAATTCCAACTGCAAAATTTCAGATTCAATCGGCAAGTTGTCCTTAACAATTTCACACTTAACAGACAATATTTTGCCGATAACAGAAGTGCCATTAGTAAGCTTTACTTTCTTTTGATTGTACTCTGTGCCAGCTCGCCATGTAACTTTACCAGTCCAATCTTCATCATCAATAGAACAAGTCCATGTAAAGGTTGCATCAGCATATTCAGTTGTAATATCTTCATTGGAATCATTAAAGAGATTTACTGTAAGATTTTTATAAGAACCACCAACTTTAATTGTTGAAGTAGATGCTGAAATTTTTGCTGTAATAGAAAATGGGGGAGTAGTTGGAGTATCTGGATCTGTTGGGGCAATTTCTGAATCGAAATATGAAGCCCACATACCAATAATATTACCATCAGAATCTTTCTCGATATAATCTCGATGTTGGTCAAAGAAATCTTGATATAGAGTTAATTTCTGAACCCCAAGTGGTTGAGCATTTTCGACCTTACTGATTTGCCACGCTATTGCATTGTCAGTAAAAGAACTAACAAGTACACGCATATTCTTGGACGACTCGTTTGTATACCAAATCTTCTCAGTAATTGGATTTAATGGTAGCCATACTTTATCTTGATTTTCTTGTGAAGTAAATCGTAAATCAGTCCAAAGTCCGCTGTTATAGCTGCTTTGTATTTTTAAAACAGACCACATTCTACGTTTGATTTTTTCTGTTCCATTATTTTCAATCCACATCAATTCATAATTGCATTTAAGAATTAGATACTTTGGAAATTGATTTGCTGGTTCGGTACGAAGAATCATCCATTTCTCATAGATGTTTTCATCATTTGGAATATCAATGAATAAGCCGATAAAATTATCATTATGATATTTTTTACGATAATCAGTTTCAAAATAGTATAGTTCATCACCTTCAGAAAAATGTGTTTTCTGTGTTGGTTTAAACTGAATGTAATATTCCACTTGGTCTTTATCCATAGACTGATATGACTTAACAATAAACTTTGCATCTATGCGTGTTTTAGTTGTATTCTCATATGTCATACCTTCAGCTAATCGTGGCTGATCGTCATGGTAGAAATCATAAATATAACAGATTTTACTCTGGATATCATTATCCCAAGTTTGTTCCATCGCCCAATCAGACTGTTCCTTGTAAATCTGACCAATCGTTTTAGCACCGTTGTTCTTGGCGTTTGCGACACGCCTAGCTGCTTGCAGACTCGGCATCGCAATCCACCTCCTCAAACATCTGCTTAATATATCCGTGAGAATCTAAGATTGCCCTACGGAATTTTTTGTAACTAAAATGATCGCTCTTGAAATTATCCATAGCACCTTGTAAGGTTGCCATAAGAGTTACCATAAGTCCGTTGTCGTTAAATAAGGTTTTTGTGCCACCTAATTTAAACATAACATTCTCAAAGAAGACGAGAAATGCTTCATCATCTTCAAATATTTTCTCTTCAATTATCTTGTCTTTGTAGAGCAGTAGTTTGTGAATATCACCATGCATTGCACGAACTGCTTCATTGATTTGCTTGTCTGTGAAGTCACCATATATGTATTGCATATTAGGACTCCGTATTGATATAGGAATTATACATATATCCGTAATCACGAATACGTTTATTTAATTCAATTTTCATGGAATCAAGACGGTCAATCATATTTTTATGATTATCAAGTATCTTCTTTTCTTCTTTACCACCTATCATTACTGATGTGTGCATAATAGAATCAACCTGTGGTTGTAACCACTCAATCGTCATTCCAAGTACAAGAATTCCTACAACAAAATTCATATCAGCCGTTTCGTCTACTGAATTATTCAGCGTAAAATCCAACTGTTGAATTTCATCATCGAGTGTGAGAGAAGAGAATAATCTACGCACCCTTGGATTAGCAATTACATTGTTTAATCGCTCTGTATATATCTCAAGCAAATCGTTTTCGTCAAGAGAGAGTTCCTTTGGATCTGAAATTCGTCCTCTTGTTCGTGAAAAAATTGTTTCGTATGGAAGCGTCATTGTGAGCCTCCTTTACTACATATTCAATTTTAAAAGTAACTCTGTTCCAAAAATAGAATCAAGCGTCTGAATTCTCTTAACAGAATCAAGTGTTCCGTCATCAACCATACTTGTTGCAATAGTTTTTAATGCTTCCTGTGCTCCAATTGGAAGAGAATAGATTGCTTTTTCCATTTGCGAAGGAGTCATCTTTAAAATATCTCTTAAATCATTTGTCGAGTGAAGAGTAGAATATAAATCATCAAGTTCTGGATGTAATGCGATAAAATCTGCATCCTGTACAACAAAACGAGGTTTAAACATCATCTTGTCACCCTTCCTTGCTGCATAATCCAAATCTCTAAATTCAATTTCCTGAACGTCATCAATATCTGCAAATGTATATAAAGTATCTGATTTAAGTCCAACATAAAACAATTCTCCTGCGGTAAGAGACACACATGGAATCATTTCTGTTGGCTCAAACTTCTTTTTTTCTGATTTCTTTTCAGCCACATCAGTATTAGTATTTTCTACTGCTTTTGTGGTGGTCTTTTTTGTATATGCCATTTATTTTTCCTTTCTATCCAATATAAAAAAGAGTGGCTAGATAAACTAACCACTCAACCTTATTTACTATTCAAGAGTCCACTGACCAAAGTACTGTGGCAATACTACCTCAACACCCATTTCTCTCTGAACTTCATATTTCTGGAAGTCATCAGCGTGTTCACCCTTCTGAGTACCAGACTCATAAATCTGAGTTTCGCCCTTATCTGTAAACCACACGAACTGCTCCTGATTCTTTGCAAAGATAAGAAGTCTCTTATCGTCAATAAGTCTCTTTGTTACATCATTGAAAGCAAATCTCTGAGGAATCTCAATAAGTTCTGTTCCTTCATATGTACCAAGGCGACCAGTCTTTGCAACATCTTCTTTCTGAGACAAACTTCTCCAATCAACTTCTGTAAGACCATTAAGTTTCTTCAATGCAGTCTTTGTACCCATAATAACAACTTCTGCACTATTAGCAGTTCCAACATCCTCAAGAAGTGTATCAAACTTGTCCTTAGTAGAAGCAGATAAAGCACCTGTTTTTACAAACTGAGAGTTGTTAGGTAACTTAGTTGCAGCACCATAAATTCCTGTATAGCAAAGTTCCTGAACTTTATATACAAACGCTTCTGCAATCTTATCTGTCAGCTCAGTAAAATCAATACGTCCAAGTAAAATAAGATCAATATCCTTACCAATCTTTACACCATACTTCTTAGTATGAATCTTGTGTGCTGTACCTTCATTTAAGTACTGTAAAGTCAGATCATGGTGGTCACCACTAATTTCAGCAACAGCAAGCATAACCTTTTCTCTTGACCAAAACTCTTCCTCGTCGCCAAGTTTAACATTTCTCATATCTACAAAATCATTAAACCACTCAGACTCCTTGAATGCTGTATCTACCTTAAAATCAATATCAGACTCA